TTTGCTAATTCAGTTTCATAATTGGAAATGGCAGATCTTAAATCGGCAATAACTTCCGATAAATGTTCGCTGTATTTCTGGAAATCAGAATACAGAATATACTGACCATTATTATCCATATTTTTATTTTTTAGTGTATCTTTATTTATTTCTGACTGAGTTTGTGCACTATCTGCTGTTAATTTAGCACCTTCCTGTGCAATTTCTGGAGACAATTCAGTATTCGTTTCCATTATTTCATAGACATCAACATTATCATATTCTCCAATTTTCTTATAGTTCTCATTCATATATTGATAACTCTCATTGAGTTTCTTGAGAACAGCCTTACTTTCTTCAGATATAGGATTAACATCAACACCTTCATTTACTCTTGTAAGAACAGCATTTGCAAAACCAGGTTCAGCAACCAAGTCATATGTAAATAACTGTTGTAATCTTACTCTACCAGATTCATCAACTGTTCCAGCAGCACGAGAACTGATATGTAAAGGAATACCATCCTTTACTAATGCTCTTGCATCCATACCTCTACTTGTGTGAAGCAACTTAATTCTTCCTACAATCGCATTTTGCTGCTCATCGAATTTAAGACTTTCAACCACATGAGATGCGTTTGCTAAAGAAGTTTCAAAATTATGGGGATGATCAAGTTCTCCCAATAAAGATCTTGAAGCGATAGCACCTTGCAAATTCGCAACATGTGGAAGAAAATCGGCAGATTCATAAATTCTACCATTACGATTTTTCTGATTAAATGTCGTAAATACACCTTCCAATACAATTGAATCATCCTCTTCTGTGTGTTGTGAAAGATTTGCGTCACATCTCTCAACAATCAAAAGTTTCTTTTCTTTCATCTTTGTATGATATATTTATATTTATAGTATATTTATGTAAAATATTTTTTTAGATTTTTAAAAAGCCAAATTATAGACCTGCAAGTGGTCCTCCACCATTTTTATCTCCTTCTTCATCATCTTTTTTCTTTGGTTTTTTTGCTTTAAATTCATGTTTAGGGGCACCATCCAATATTTTTGCTATATCTTCTTGTTTATAACCCTCATCTTTTAATTTCTTTTCATCTTTATATCTTTGGTTGAGTTTCAAATCTTCATCACTCATACCAAAATACTTACGGACAATAAAATCAAAATCAAAATATGGAATTTCATTACCTTCAGCGTCTCGCTCAACCATCGATGACATTATAGATGAAATAAAATCTGCTTGTTTTTGTAATAATTCAATTTCCTTATTTTGCTCAAATACAGAATCTTTATAATAATCAAGACCCATATTCACACGGAAATTCATATCAGTTTGAATTTCTGGGTGCTTCAAACACATTTGTATATATAATGGTTTAATAAGGACTTCTTGGAAAACAGATCTAAGTCTTGCAATAAATTTAGAGAAACGAATTTCCTCACGAGCAATACCATCCGCAGACATTGTAAATACACCTTCTCCTTGCTCTTTTTCAAATCTTGATGCAGGAATCTTTGATGCTTGTCTTAATTTATCTCTAAAATATTTTAATGTTTCTGTATCAGATATTTCAGGACCATCATTACCTATATTTTGAATCTGTGGGGTTTCACCACCTTCAGATGCCATAAAGATATCTTTATAGAATTGAAGCATAGGTCTACCATTGGTATGTATTTCACCAGAATCCCAATCGAAATCAACGATTTCTTTATATGAGTTCATCGCTTGTGCAAGTGTCTGACGACCTCTTACAGATTGAACACTACCAACAGGAATTATATATTGCGTTTTATAAGAAGCATTTGTCACAGCCCATATAATACGAGTTGCTTCCATTGTTCTTAATATATTGAATGATCTGATAAGTCTCTCAACATACGAAATTCTCGATGTCATATCAGATTTGGAATATGAAATATATATAATCTGTGAATCAAAAAGAATTCTATCTTGAGTAACCTGACCATTAACATTCATTCTTTGATTTACAAACCAAATTTTTTCATTAGTTTGTGGATCTAAACCAGGAGTTAATGATGCTGGGTCAATTTCAACAAAACCTATAATTTCAGTTTGTTGTTCATTATATACAATTTCAAAAGCCAAAAATCCATCAATAAGCCATTTACGGAAATAATCAGATGCTTGGATAGCATCATAAAAACCAAAATAATTATAAAGTTTATTATATTCTATACTAAGTTCATCTAATATGGTTTGATCAACTTTATAATTTAATTTTATATCAGCAAACTTATTTCCAGCATCAAAAACTATTGATTCTTCACAAATTATATCCAATATTTCCTCAATTTCATCCTGTAAAGCAAATTTTCTAATTTGTTCTTTCTTTTTTTGATAACTTTCTTCAGCAACACCAAAATATCCTTTACCCAAACTAGGATCCGTAGATGACATTCTAGCAAATAACACTTGAACATTTTCATCATTTATAGTTCCAATTTGGGTAGAATTCGTATTACCATTAGAAATATTCTGTTGAGCCAACATCAAATCTACAGAACGAACATTTTTGATGACATCATCTTTATAGTTCATTCCGAAACTTGATAATTTTCTCAATGCCCTAGTAACGGGATTGGGATTATTTGAATAACTTCTACTATTTCCAGTAAAACCAGCCATATAAATTATTTATTTTAAAAATTAACAATACCTATTATTATATTTATGACAATTTGTATATAGAATTAGTTTTTATAACCTATATAAGAAGCCACAGCAGTTGTAAAAATTCTGCTTGTTAAAAGATCATATAAAAGACCTTTTTCAATACCAAGTGCCTTACAAATAGCCTTACCAATAGATGGGCCTATTGTTACACCTGTCAATCCACCAATTAATGAACCGATAACACCTTCATCAATTTCACCTTTTTTTATTAATTCTGCAATCTGTTCCGAAGCATTTTCAACCTCTATTATTTGAGATTCATTTAATACAATTTGATTAACTTCTTCTGAAATCTTTTTCATTATATAAAAATATATGTATATAAATTATTTATGTAAAAAGTAAAAGTGGGGATATTTTAAAACCCCCACTTTACATATAAATTTTGTTATAATATTATTCAAAATTACCACTTTCAATAGAACCAGTCTTAAGAACTGTAAGTCTTTGAGCAAGAATTTCAAGACCTTTAACAACCTCAACATAAATGTCGATAACACCCATATTTCTATCAATAATTTCTGTTGTGTTATTTGTTGAATCCATAACAGTCTTAAAATCATAAAGACCATCACCCTGTTTCATATTAGAAAGGAATGTATCAACAAGTGTCTTAATTTCTTCACGATTTCTCGCCGTATTAGCCTCCCAGTTATACTTCTTAAGGATTGCCTCAACATTGTCCTGAATATAAATACAAGCCTCACGAGCGTGAATTGAACTCAATGCTGATACTGGCGATTGTTTTGCTGTCTTATTAGCAAAGATTTCAACACCAACACCATTTTCCCAAACGATAGGGTTAATACCCATTGGTTCAAGATATGTTCTATCATCTTGAATTAGAGAACCTTCAACACCAATAACCTGATTACCAGAAATTACACCGCGTTTTGGACCTGCTACGATAGACCAAGGTTTAGACGCAGTATATTTTGCAATATAAAGATTTGATACATATGCTGCGGGTGGAACAGTTTTTACAGCAGCAAGATCGGAAATCTTTAAATATGGATAGAAATATGCCGCCCAAGATGCTCCATTCTCTTCTTTTGGAAGAGTGAATAAATGAGCAGGAGCCTTATCTAAATTACCACCATTTGCAATAAATTCAGACTTAACAGCACCATATACATCAACAAATGATGGTTCCACACTCTTCTTGAAATCTTTTATAGAAGGCGCATTTACAAGCGCAAGACCTGATTGACGACCTTTACAAAGAAGTCCATAAACCTTCTTACATTCAGTTTCAATACCATATCCAAATGTATCAACAAGATATCTCCATTGAATATTATCTCTATCAATAAGTGCTTTATATAGATTTGATTGAGTATTTTTCTCACTAATCATATCAAGAATTTTATTCTGACGATTATTCCTTTCCTGATCTGTATCGCCACCAGGCATAGAATTTCCACTTACTTTAAATCCTTTGAGGAATGTCCAGTGATAACGGTCACAAATATTATCTATAGTAGCATATTTTAAAACATATGGATTTTCTGTGTCTTTTTCACCATTTTTTGAAGGATATAAAGTTTTAATAATATCTGAACACACAACTCTCATATGTTCTGTATCCACTATATATTTTTCATTAACATACTTATATAAAGGTTTAATTTCTACAACTCTTGTTAATCTAGAAAAATTAACAATATTACCTTCATAAGAAAGAAGTAAATCACCAACTTTAATTTTTTTATCTATGAAATCACTCTTTTTAATAACTATTTCATTATCAGCATCGAGATTAAGAGGTACACCAGCATCACTAATATACCAATTATCAGAACCTGGTTTTACACAAATACCAATTTCAGTTTTATATACATTATTTACATCACTATCATTTCCTTCTATTTCTTCAACTCTATTTCCTGATAAAGCATAAGAAAGAAATTTTATTTCTTCCACTTTATATTCATCAGATAAACAATGGAAATTATGTCCAATAATATCAATTTCCTCATCAACTATTCCGTTATCATCAATATAAGCAGATTCAATCATATCAACATCTTCAGAACAAAGAACTCCTGTAAACAATGTGTCTTTATTAATTATATCTTCAATCCAAATATTTTGATTAAGTTTATTGGTAAAATTAGGAATCAAAGAAGCGACATAAGTTGCAATAACATTTACAGAAGGTAAATCCAAAAACTTATTAAGTTTTTCTGCCTTAAATCCATATTTATCAAAATACTCTTGATATGTTATATCAGATGCAAATCTCTTATATGGATTTATAGCACCTGTTTCGTCACTATATACTTTTAAACAGTCATCTTCATAAGGAAATGTAGTAATATCTTCAGTTGAATTACCTAATCCTTTTCTTAATTCTGGACCAAAATCACCACCAATAACATAAACCTCCACCATATAATCACTTACAAAAGAAGTACCATTAAAGTATTCTGGAACATTTTCAGCACCATACCACTCATTAAGAGTTACATCATATCCTTTTGTGTTTTGTGCACTTGCTTTTTTAACAATAATAGAAATAGGTCTGTTACTAACATTTGTAAAATTTAGAACATTATGTATTTTAAGAGAATCAGTTTTATCAAATACATCAACACTATCAAGATATGATTCTGAACTTAAATACCAGAATTTATCTGTATTATATACTGTCTGATAAGGAATTGTACAAATTCTTTTATTTGCCTTATTAACTTTTGTAGAAATAGATCTATGCATTATCTGATCCACTGTTGGGTCGAGAGATAAAAGGTTCAAACAAAGAATAGGACCAGCACTAAGTGCAACCAAAGCACTTCTATGGAAATATGAACCTCTCTTCTCAAGTGTGCGGTCAATATTTCCATACAATTTAATAAATTGTGATGAACTTGTAATTAACTGAACACTATTGAATGGACCTTTTTTTGAAAAACCGACAATAAGTCTTAAATTAGAATAACTTTCTGTCGTTAAACCACTTGAAAGGGTTGAAAGATCTCTCTCAAATCTATAAGTACCAGCCGCCTTCAAGCCTGCTAATTCAACATCTATAGCCATAATTTTAAATTATTTATTTTATATATCTTATTTATGCAAATTATTTTTTTAAAAAATAAAAAAAAACATAAATAATATCGAATGATATTGTTATTCACATATTAAATAAAATATTACATAAATACATTACTAATATTCACTATATAAATGTGAAAATATTATTTACATAAATATAATAGATATATAATAAACAAACAATATAATATGGCACTAAAACATTATAGTCATTATAGAAATTCTGATGCGGCAACAAATATGTGGGAAGTTGTCAGCCCTGCATTGTTTGAAGTTTATTTAAAATTTCCAACTATATTAGATAAACTTAATGGAAGTCAAGATTTAATGTTCCAACATGTTAGATCAATATCTGGTCTTGATGGTTTAACACCAACTGTCGGAAATGTTGTTCAGAAGTATAAGTATGCAGAAAGACATTATGCTGCTGCTGGTCCTGACAAAACATCTCTTGAATTGGCTATCACATATACATTAAACATCAATGACGCACATGAAAATTACATTTATAATATGTTGCGTAAATGGTATAATCTTGTTTATAACCCACAAAACGGTCAAACCCTTGTTAAGAAAGATTATGCTGGTGGTTCTGTTATGACAATATATGAACATGATAGAAATGGAGCAATTTGGAGAAAAATTACATGTCTTGATTTCTTCCCTTCAACACCTCCAACTGGTTTAAACGAAGATAACTACGATAGTATGGGAGATGCAAAAACTGTAAGTATTACATTTATGGTTGATGATTGGGTTGAAGAAATAATTGGTGTTGATCAATATAGAACAGCTGAAGGTATTGATGATTCATTATATATTGGATATAGATCTTCGGAACTTGGTAATGTATTTGAACAATAAAAAAAAAATAATTATTATTTTTTAGAAAGTGAGGGTAATTATCCTCACTTTTTTGTTATCTTTATTTTAAATTAAAATAAAAATGATATGAGCAAAACAGTAGTATTTTTTGATTTGGAATGTACTTCCATAAGTTTTAATCCAGATAATGTAAGAATTATTGAAATTGCTGCAATAAAAGTAGATTTATATACACTTGAAGAAATAGATAGACTTTATTTTAAATGTAATAATGGTGATGTGCATATTGCAAAAGATGCATATGAAGTACATGGTATATCAGAAGATGATGTTAAGGATCTACCAACATTTAATGATAGAGCACAAGAAGTATTTGATTTTGTTAATGGATATGATGTTGGTGGTTATAATTGTGCTTTTTATGATATTCCAATTCTATATTCAAGTTTTTTGAGAGCGGGTCTAAATTGGAATTATAGAACATTGAATGTATATGACGTATATCTAAATTATAAATATCATAATTCTGGTAAACTTGGTGAAGTATATAAGAAATATACAGGTAAAGAACTAAATAATGCTCACGACGCTTTTGCTGATACTATGGCGACATTAGAAATATACAAATATCAACGCAATCACAATGAAGAGTTTGCAGAAGAAATACTTCCAAAATTCCAATATAATATGGATATTTCTGGAAATTATATGTATAGAGTAAATGAAACAACAGGTGCAAAAGAGGTTTATATCAATTTTGGTAAATGGAAAGGAACTAAAATAGATGATGTGGATACTAAATATCTTGAATGGATAGTAAATAACACAGAAGGTTTTCCTGTGGATACAATCAATCTCACAAAGAAAATATTAAAAATGAGAGTAAAAAAATAAAGAGAGGTAATAACCTCTCTTTTTCATTTAATCCACATAATTTGTTTCAAAGTTAATTGAACCCAAATCACCAACGGTGATCATACTACCAACTTGACCAACAACTTCTGGATTTGAAGCGACAATACCTTTCTTTGGTTTACACTGTTCTTCTCTCTTATCAAAATAATCTTTTTCTTTTTTAGAATCTTCAATGAAATCCCAACGATGTTCATCAGGCAACTTATATTTTGAGTTATACTCAAAATTATCCAAATCAATCTTTACTCCCATTTTATTATCGTTTGTTTTGTTGTATTAAAAATCTAAATCACCACCCCAATATAACTTATTTATTTCCATAAGCATTTCTATATCAGTTTTTAATAAACTATTTCTATCAACAAGTTTATCTAAATTTTTATGTGGGTCGGTTATAACTTCACCATTTTCATCCAAATATTCACCAGCATCATTTCTTTTAAATAATTCAATTTCACTTCTTATATGCGATAACCACTTTTGGATAGATGTTATAACATCATTAATATCAGATATGTTATCAATATCCAATTTTGATTCTTCATAGGGTCTATAATTATTAGCATCAAGCCATTCTTTTACTGTTGTTATAGTGATATAATTAACATCATTATTCAATTTTGATATTCTTTCTCCGAATCTAACAACATCGGAAAGATTAACTTCTTGTATTTCATTTGTATTTATCCAATTCAAAGAATATCGTTTATCATTCCAATCAAAGAAAAATTCATTAGTATCCGTTGTGTGGTATAATCTCCCATTATATATTTCTTCTGTAATTAACACAGATTTTACACAAGAACACATTTCCATTGTTCTTATGTCAATAGAAGGTTTTTTATTTGTTATAAACTGGGTGTTATCGTTAATCATTTTAGAGAACAATTATATAGATATTTATGATTTTTGTTATATTTAGATTAACAATAAATTTAAATTAGATATGAAATTAACAGAAAGATTAAATCTACTTATTCAGTCGGTAACATTATCTCAAAAAAGTGGTGTTCTTACTCTTGATGAAGCAGTTAAAGCAAAATTAGCAATTGATGTGATTTCTTCTGGTGAATTGAATGAAAAATTCACTAATGCAATAAATGTGTTAATTCAACTTGCAGTTGAATCACAAAAGAAAGGTGTTTATTCACTTAAAGATGCTCATATGATATATCTTGCAATTGAAGGTATAGAAAGTGAATTTCAAAATGAAGTGGATAGAATAAATGGTAAAATACAACAGGAATTACCAAAAACAAACGAAGATAAAAAAAGTAATGAAAATGTTATAGTTATACCACCAAAACAATTGAAGAGAAAATCTTAAAAAACAAAAGAGGCATTTTAAAATGCCTCTTTTTATATAATTACTTACTTTTTCTCTTTTGCTTCAGATTCCTGCTGTGCTTTTGCTGCTTCTGCATCTCTTTCTTTTTGGGCTTTTTCTTTAAGTTCTTTTGCCTTTTTAACAATAATATCAAAAAGTTTAGTCATGTTCTGTCTGAAATCTTTCATAGCCATAGGACCAAACTCCTTTGCAAATTCAGCAGGATCTTGTGGTGTTTCTTTCTCACCTTCCTTTTCACCAGTCCATACTTTCATTATACTTTTTATTTCTTCTTTAGTAATAGATTTCGCGGCATCTTCAACTTCTTTTGAACTTATTTCTGCACTTTTAAATTGATTCATTATACTTACAAAGAAATTACCATTTTCTGGTTTTTTAGGATCAATCAAAGGCAAATTAAAACCTATTGTAGCGTCGCTATCAATAGCACATTTTGTCAATAATGAAAGTCTTGCATCATTTTTTTCAATATTAAATTTATTACCCATAAATCCATATATAATCGCATTAGATAATGCAACCATCATAGCCTGAACTGATGCTGAAGGAACCCCCTTAAATATATCTTTACTTTTAGATATAACTTCAAATACTGTATTAATCTTATTCAAGATAACTCTTATAAAGAATTTATCATAAAGTCCATCGGGAGAATTTTTATCATTATCTGAAAAATTCCATTCCAATTCTTCAAGACTTTTTTGAATACCAATATATGTATCACTTCTCAATATTTCAGAATAATTGCCTGGTAACTTAGATTCATTCAATTTAGAATTATTAAACTCACCTAACATATCCATATATTGTTTTGTAATTTCACCTACCGCTTTATCACCATCCATTGCTCCAATAGGTTTTACACCAAGACTATTCATAGCTTCATCTCTCTCTTTACTTAATTTCTTAAGTGCTTCTTCTCCTGCTTTCTTTGCTTCTTCATCCATCTTTTTTCTTACTGCATCCAACTCCTTTTGTTTCTCCTCCATCTTTTTTCTTTCTTTATCAAGTTTTTCTTT